GCTTTCGGCTTATCGCTCAAACTGTTAAAACTCCCGGTCTTCGCAACGGGTGCCAAATTCAGCGGCACCAAAGCCACATCATCAGCATCAACGCTACCACTATTGGCCACGTAGCTTTCCTCTGACGGGAATAGGTGAATTTTCTTCACGCTCATTTTATTTCACCTCGCAAAATGTTTAAATGGTCTTCGTAACGGTCATAGTCGTCCGCCGTTGCCTCTACCTCTTTTTGATAGGTGTAAGGCTCAAATCCTCGGAGGTAGATTTCGGAGACCTGCACGTTTCTAAAGCCCCCACTGTAGACGCCTTCTATAGCTCTGATCTTCCAATATTTGTGCAAACCAACATCGGGAACATCGTTTTGCCCTTTTGTAACGGCTTTAATGTCAGTCCACGTGCTCCCGTTGTCGGAATATTGGAGGATGCCTTTGTTTAAGCTGTAGTAAGCCGGAACGATTTCTATCGACCTAACCCTAATTGCAACAGGGTTATACATTGTAATAGTCAGATAGTCTATACCTGCGCCGCTTCCGCAACGGTTGAAATATGATGTGCTTTGGTTTTTATCAAACGCCACATTTATTCCGTTATCGCCTCTGTCTCCAGTAGCGGCACAGGCGAACGTACTTCCCCCGAGTGTTCCCAATTCTGAAATCGCGGGGTTTTCCCACTCGCGTTCGTCACTGACGGTAATTGTCTTAAAATATTTTCGAGTAAAGCCGTTCGCGAAAACGCAGTCGCCTAGCGTCTTATCTTTCACGATATACACCGTTACCACCTCACTAATTCAATACCAGCCTGAATGACGACATTACCAGAGCTATCAGGTGTAATATCGTTCACACTAAGGACGACATTAGGCATGTCCGTAATCTGAGACACCGTATGCGTATGCGAGCTATTAGCCTTACTGGCAAGACCAGTCTGAAGCTCATTCTTAGTAGCAAGACCACTAAGATCTTGCGCAGGAGGAGTGCCAGTGATCTCGCTATACGCAATGCTGTCCTTAGACGCAAGGGCACCGAGTGTAGGCTTGTTCTTGATGAACGCCTTAGAGGTCGCACTGGTCTCAGCCCAGTCGCTATTGATTTGTCCGCTAGCCGCCTGCTCAGCATAACCTTTAGCGAGATCAGCTTGCTTCTTAGCTTCGACTTCAGAAGCCTTAGCGTTCGTCTCAGAGACCTTAGCGTTCCTCTCAGACACCTTAGCTTCATCAGCCTTTTGAGTAGCAATTACAGCATTGTCATAAGCATTCTTCTCAGATGTTTCAATATCGGTTTGGAGCTGTCGAGCCTCTTCAATGATTGCTTGGTTCTCCGTCTTGACGGCATCAGTATGCTTAGCCGCAGATACTGCAGTACCCGCAGAAGCCTTAGCGGTGACTTCAGACTCCTTAGCATTAACTTCAGAAGCCTTAGCGTTCGTCTCAGAGACCTTAGCGGCATCCCTAGCGGCTTCAGCCTTTAGCTTAGCCTGATAGGCACCCATAGCATCATCTTTGTAGAACTTAAGGGTGATTGCATCGTTGTCATCAATAGGATCCCCAACGTTGACAATACGTTTACCCTTAGCATCCCAATTTCCTTCCTTGTCTACAATGAGTGCGTCATTGATGATGTCTCTACCTTCTTCAGCAATATGAATAGTCTGAATGGTAGACACATCAAGGTCTTTAGCCTTGAGTACCGAAGCGTCCTTAAAGGACACGATACGGTCAGTAGCAGACGTATATCTGCGAATAATGATTTCAGTACCACTAGCGGGAGCTGTATTGAATCTAATGGTAGTCTTATCTACAAAGAAGTAGTCTTTAGTGGTGTCACCGTAGTCACCCCCAAGTTTCTCTCGGGAGTCTACGGTGACTTTCACAAACTTCTTTGCTAGATAATCAAAGGGCACATTGAAGTCTGTAGTAGACCCATTGCCCTGATAGTTAGCAATAGTAGAAGCCATTGTTTTAGTTATTGACCCTTATCGGATAGAGTGTTATAAAGACCCCACTTAAGGAATGGGATATTAGTAGAATTACGAATAGCTCTGACAGCTTTCTCTTTGTGATTCTCTAGTTGCTCATCGGTGAAGTTTTCATCACCTGTCATACGTGCCACATTAGCAGAGTACCCTGCAATGTCCATGAAAGACTTGATGGTAGAGTATGCAGGAGCCAAGTCTCTAAACCACTTGTCAGCATCAAAGCCTCCATACAGCTCATCCTTCTCTTTCTGAGAGGAGAAGCCTTCAGTGGTAGTCTTAACGTCAGGGTTCACACCTGCGGTGTTGAGAAGCAAAGATGGAAATGCAAAGACGCTAGAACGCATAACACCATTAATACCAGCCTGAAAAGCAGTGTCTAAAGTAAGCCCTTCTTCAGAATCATACTTTAGAGTCTTCTTAAGGTACTCCTTTCGTTGTTCCTCATCCATGCCTGCAGTATTAATAAGGGTGTTAGTCAGTGCGCCAACGGTACCCAATGCGGTAGACAAGAAGATACTATAGGCTTGTCCAAGTGCATCACCCTCAGCCATTCTACCTAGAATTTTCTTAAGTCTCTTATCGTAGGATCTAAGAGCGAACGTCTTGAACTGCAAGAGCAACTGCATGAACGGATTCTTTTGGGCACCCTCCCAAAGGAAAGTATCGCCCAAAGTGTTCTTCTGGATTACCTCATGAGCAACATAGTCGCCCATACGTCTAAGAGTCGCAAGAGCGGCAGGGTCCTTAGATAGGATAGCATCAAGGTTGTCAATAGTGATTTCCTTGTTCTTACCTACGGTAGTGGATTCCTTAAGGATCTTCAGCAGATTATCAAAGTTCTCCTGAGAGATCCCATTTCGTTGCATAAGCTCCTTATTAAGGAAGCCCTTCTTGGAAATAGACTTGTTATGAGCATACTGAATAAGCTCACCCAAGAACATACCTTGAGAAGCCTCAACGATAGAGTTCTCGGTATTCTGAATGAACTTAGTAAACGGAGAAGCCTGAGCAAGAGTATCGGTTGCCGCAACAAGAATAGACTTAGCCTTATCACCATTGAACCTACGTAGTTGCTTCTCAAAAGATTCCGTAGCAATGTCTCTAAGTAGACCAGTCTCTCTTACGGACATGCCAAAGATAAGAGACTGAGCCTGTCTAATCTCTGCATTGGTCATGCCATTCTTAGCCCAATTATCAAAAAGCTCTCTAACAAGAGGGACACCCTTAAAGAACTGCAGGGCACCATAGTGTTTAATAGCCTCACCCTGTTCAAAGAGATTAGCCATACCCATCATAGCATTCTTAGAGAAGAACGTAAGGTTTCTGATGACATCCGCCATAGCACCAAGCCAAGAGCTATTAACATCAGACATGCTATGGTGCTTGTTATAGATCATGTTGATAAGTTGTTCCTGAGCTTGTGCAAACTTCTTAGCGTCAACCCTACCACCTACGGCAGAATTAACCTCCTCAGACCACATCTTACCCAACATACTCTCAAAGTCACCCAAGTTCTCACACCCGTAACTAAGGAGGATATTGTCACCAATAACCTTGTTATGGTGCATACGGACAGCCTCAAGAGGATCCCTACGTAGCTTGTCAATAGACACCCCACTACGGGTAGCAACAGAGGTATCCCAAGGGATTCTAGTCACCTCAGGGTCGTACTTGATGTTTGCAATGTTACCGTCAGTGATAATAGCCCTGCCCATGGAAGTACCTTGGTCGATCCAACCAAGAGCATCCTCCCTAGCTTCTTTCTGCATCCATTCAAGCACGTCTACCCAGTCAGGCTCATCAGGTAGAGGTTCAAGATTATCCTCAAACTTCTCCTGCCTAACCATGTCCTGAGCCTTGTGCTGTTGCCTCTGGACTTCACTAACCTCTCGTTCCTTAGCTTTGATCTTATTTGCAGTTTCTTTCTCTACAGCTTCGATCTTCTCGATAATAGAGTCTCTATCCTTGACGAGTTTCTTCTCGAGTTCCTTAAGTCTCTCGGATTCTCTCTTCTGGATACCCTCTACTCTAGCTTCGTAGGATTCCTTCTTGCTTTCTAGGATATTCTTAAGTCTCTGCTCTTCTGCTTCGATAGCCTCAAGGAGAGCTTCCTTCTTAGCTTCTCTAGCCTTAAGAGCGTTCTCTTTGAGTTTCTTAGCTCTCTCTACAAGAGTAGTGCTTACGTACTTGTCGTACCTCTTCTGTGCGGCATTAGCTTGCCCTTCGGTCTCAGCCTTAGCCTTAGCCAACTCTTTCTTTAGTTCAGCTTCTTTTCTAAGACGCTCAATCTCTTTGTTGATTTCGGCATCAATGTCGGCATCGGAGGTTTTGTCGAGTTTATTGTACTCTTTCTCTAGCTCTTTGGTTTTCTTCTCAGATTTAGCCTTAGCTTCCTTAACAGCCTTATTGTAGTCAGCTTCAGCCTTCTCAAGGTCATTAGAGATATCCTCAGAGATCTTATTCTTAGCCTTATTGTAGGCAGGTTCTAGCTCATTGTATTTATCAGCTAGATTGTCACCTCTAGCGTCCCCTCTTTCTTGGATACGCTCAATACTTCTAGAGGCTTGAGCGGCCTTGTCAGAAATAATCTTATTGGAAGCCTTAGCTACCTTTTGGTACTTGATGTCCTTTTTCTTGTCTTGCTCGGCAATCTGTGCTTCCCTTTCAGCCTTGAGCTTATCGTAGACATTCTTCTTGTAGTAGTCAAGGATTCTCTGTCTTACTTCAGGCTTATGGACTGCGCCGTCAACAAGAGCGTGAGAAAGCTCATCAACAAGTCTCTCTACCTGAGGCCCTCTAGGGAGCTTAGGGTCAAACAAGTCACCAACCTTTCTAGGGTCGCTTACTCTTGGGACATAACCACCCCTCTGGCCAACCTTAGAGGTTTTCTGAAGGAAATCCTTAGTAGACTCTACGATCTTACTGAACTCTTCATTACCTACAAACTTGGAAGGGGTTACACCATTCTCAATAGCCTGACAAATAGCTAGATTGATTTCTGCATCATCATGTCCTAGCTTTCTGAGATTATTGAAGCTATCTCTATAGCCTGACTCAAAGTTCTCAAAGTCAATCTGAGCGGCTCTAAGTTTCTCCTCTACAGTCTGCCCTTGGAATCTAGTTGCATAGTGAACACCGTTCTCATCCACATAACCAGAACCACGATCTACAAAGACAGACTCACAGAACTTTCTAAAGTTAGTAGACTCAAGAGCCTGAAAGACACCCTTAGTAGACACAAGGGGGACTCTGCGTTCGATGTTGTCAAGAAGGTTGTTCAAAGACGTAGCGACCTTAGTGGAACCTCCAATACCATCAAAGACCTCAGAAGGAAGATCCTTACCTGCCTCCTGATATTCCCTGATGATGCTAGCTCTTCGTGCAGTGTCTCCCACATAATGACCTCCCTTGCCTAGGCCCTTGAATGCAAATTCAATACCTGCACCAAACATGGCACCAACAAGCATGTCTTCCATGAGGTCATGTTCTGCACCAGACACATAGGTATCAATCTGGTTAGACACAGCACCCAAAGCGGCACCTGTGAGCACCCTGCCTGCCATACCATACGCACCAAGCGCTGGAACATAAGACAAAGGATCCACAACCGCACCACCAATAGAGGAAGTGATCGAGGAGAACCAACCGGCTTTAGCTTCAGCCTCTCTATACTTGATTACTTCCTCATTGATATTAAGCCTTTCTTCGACATCCTCCATCGAAGTAGCGCCATTGAGTACAGCATAGTACCTATCCATATTGTACCCTACCTTGCCTAGGATTTCACCCCTTTGTTCATCCGTAGGGGCAAACTGTTCACCAAAGATGCTTCCGTCAGCAAAGGACATCCTAAGGTATGTAGGGACATAACCATGCTTCAAGCCGCCCGTAAAACCGACCTGAGGCTCATCCGATGTATCCTGAGAAGGGTCATAGACATAACGATTGTCAGCCCAACGCTTTGAGCGAAAACTGATACCGAGAAGTCTACTCCTAGTAGTATTGGCAAGAGCCACCTTTACAGCATCCTCATCAATAGGATCCTTGATAAAGGGCTTGATCTCCTTAGATGCCTCAGGCAAATCAAGGTTAGTAAATACAGGCTTCCTGTCAATCAAGGACTCCTCAGAAGTAGCCAAAGATTTCTCAAGAGGCTCCTGCTTAGGAGGCTCACTCGGATTAACGGTGGGGACAGGCTCATTTACCTTCTGTTCTCCCCACCTGTCATCATCACCGATGGTGTCAACGTAATTCCAAGTTTCCTTAGGGAGCTTTTTATAGTTACCCTTAAGGTAATTCTTCATTGCGGCAGTGCCACCATTGTACATAGCCAATGCCGCATATTGGTTGCCCTTAGCGTACTTAAGGTTATCCTTCATAATACGACCTGCAAGGTCGATGTTAAAGAAGGGATCCTTAAGGGTGCTAAGGTCGGTCACACCATAAGCCTTTGCAGTTTTAGGCATGATCTGACCAACACCCATAGCACCTGCACGAGACACAGCGTTAGGGTTAAATCGTGATTCTTGATACAGTTGTCGCCTGAATAAGGTATGGTTCAAGCCATATCTTTCAGCAGTATCCTTAATGATACTATCAAAGGGATGCTCCGTATTCTCGAAGTCACCCCAAGCACTACGTCTAGGATTCATTAGTCAGTTCCACTCTTTAGTTCAGAAAGTCTATCAAAGACAGTTGCATTCATTTTCTTTTCAAGCTCCTTAGCCTTTCTTTCAGCGGCCTTGTCAAGGGTACGTTGGATGTCCTCAGTCGTGTAGGACTTAACGTAGTTATACGTCCCCTTCTCATACACAACAAGTCTTCCAGACTCCTCGTTGTAATCTACAGAATACTTGGAGTCATCACCATAGTCGAACTCCTCTCTAAATAGCTCCTTAGCCATCTTAGGATCAGCATTGCCATAAGCTCTAGAGGTAAACACTCTAGCAGGGACACTAGTGCCTAGGAGAGTCACGTACTGATTTCTGTAGACATCCTTAGCCAACTCTACGGCTCTACTAGGAGACTCACCAGAGCCTACAAATCTACAAGCCATATTGTAGATGAAGTCCTTACCTGTTTGGTCAATCTCGGTACCGATAACCTTAGAAATCTCAGTTACACCAGTGTTTACCTTGATTCTAAGACCCTCAATCTTTGCTCTTCCCTTAGAGTCAGTCTTGAGTTTTTCAAAGCCTGCAGTTCTCTTTACAACATCTTCCCAAGACCTACCACCTTCCATTAGAAGAATAGCACCGTGGATAGATTCAGTGAAACCCTTGGTACTACCAGTGGCATACAAGAAAGCCTGAGGATCAGTACGGTACAGCTCAATCATCTGAGTGATCTCCTCAGGTGGCTCCTTAGGAATAGTCTCAGGCTTCATGCCGCTATTGAGATAGTCAGACGTAATGCCAGTCAGTTTCTCACTAGCCGCTTCAGCCTTGTCCTTGAAATAACGTCTTGCAGGGTTGTCCCTAAAGGGAACAGAAGAGTTCTTTGCAATCCCAATGGCACCCTCAGTAGTGATCTCCCCACTCTCAATCATAGCATCAAAGGCAACGCTTAGATCGTCTGAAGAGAGATCAGAAGAGTCACTACTCTTAAGCTCCTTTCCAAGCGAAGCGTCCTTTAGAAACTTCTTAGCTAGGTTTTTCTTGATAAGAGCCTTTTGTTCATTTTGGGCCTTTACAGCAGTGGCTCTCAAGGCACTTCTTTGGACTTCTCTAGCCCTGTCTACAGCCTTTTCGATGTCCTTTACTCTGTCCGTAAGGATGTTGCCATTAGCTTCCAGTTCACTGTTTCTAATGGCCTCAAGAACGGAAAGCTCTCCACTATCTGCTAGATTACTAAGGCCATTCTGATAGTCAAGGTAAGCCTTAGTGTCTCTCTTGTACCTATAGTCATAAGCCTTAATAAGGGAAGTCTTATAACCATCTTCGCCTAGGTATTCCCTAAGGGTTACGCCATTAGCAAACGGTAGATCCTTAGAGTCTGCAAGTTGCTGTAGCGTAAAGAAGCCTTCAGGACTGTTCTCAAGAGAACTGATGACACTAGTCCACAGTTTATTTTGATGCTCGGGATCAAGGAACCTACCAACGGTAAGGTCCATCTCACTAAGGGCACTGACAAGTGCTACAGCATCACCACCATTCTGGATGATTGCATGAACCTTAGCAGATTCGGTGATGAACATGTCCTGAACGTTAAACTTGTGTTCAACTTCTTTCTGACGTGTCATCATCTTGATGCGTTCTGCAGGGGAGTTAGCAAAGACACCCCTGTTAAAGAACACGTCATTAGAGCTATAACCAAACTGTTTGGCTACATCAGACACATTCTCACGCATGAACTTAAAGAACTCAGCGTCAACCTCTTCAGGAGCCTTTCCTTTAAATTCATTAGTGTCAACTCTTCGTTGAAAGTCCTCAGTGATGTACTGGAACAGCATCTGGCCATGAGACTCTTTAAGTCTAGCCATTGCAAGAGGGTCATCTTGGAAGGGCACAAGACCCTTGGTCATCTCCTCACGGTACTGTTCAAGAGAATGTGACTTAAGGTAATCATCAGCTAACTTATAGGACAACTCCTTCTTAGCTTCAAAACCACCTTTAATAGCCTTAGCTACATCCTTAAAGCATTCAAGCCAATTGTCTGCTTCTGGGATAGTTACATTATTTTCATTGATAGAAATTGTAGCAGGCTTAGCCGTACCTAGTTTATCCAAAGCAGAGTTGAAATATCTCCACTGCCCCCACTGATTGGCAATGGAGGAATTACCGTCTGAATTTTTATAAGCCATTAGTAAAAGTAACCTCCTCGTTCTCTAGGGGTAATGTTAGAGTTGTAATAGTTAGCCCATTGCTGTACGAAGTCAACATAGGGTTTGTACTGTTGGTAATTAGCCATTACGTTACCAAGGAAGCTACCACCAGTATTGGATGCAATAGACGCACTAGAGGATGCACCACTCATACCAATAGATGCAACTGCACCTGCCCCTCCAAGAGCCGCCAACGATCCAGTAGATGCACCTGCGGCCCCTGCACCACCACTGAGTGCACCTGTAGCAGTAGAAGCCGTAGCACCCCCAAGTGCACCACCAACGGCACTACCAATACCTGCAGTAGCGGCACCCATAGCGGCACCAGTGATCGCACCACTGAGGAACTGTTGGAAAGCCCTAGAGCCACCAATAAGGTTATTGTTGAGGTTATCCCTAGCTTGCTCAACGGATGCCTTAGTCTGAATATAAAGAGCGTCCTTCTGAAACCTTACATTCCACACATCATTAAGGTAGGCTTCCTTAGTTGCGGTCTCTTGTCTAAGAGTCTGTCCACTAATTGTCTGCTTGATCTTATCTTGAGATCTACCGTCAAGACCTGTCTCAGCAATAGCCGCTTCAATCTGTGAATTGCTCTGGTAGGCATTAAGAGACAAAGAAAACAACTCACCTAGTGCAGAGTCGTACATGGATCTTTCTTGCCTGTCAAGGGACGCCTGATTGTAGTTATAGTTTAGTTGCAGGTAGTGCATCTGCTTCTTGAAGGCTTTCACCATACTACGGTTCTGTTTAGAGATACCATGTAGAGAACTGCCACCACCAATTACTGCACCAACAGCGGCGCCAACACCGATTACGACACCACTCATTCTTTAATCAATTCCTTTCTATTAGTTGTTAATAGCATCCACTCCGGAGTAAACTCTTTCTCGCATTCCCTTAGGTCAACCTTATCAGTCCTAAAGCACATCGTAATGTGCGTGTCTTCAAGTGCCCTAAAGGCTTGCCTACGACCACCCTCAGCCTGAATGACGTTGTAACCCTTAAGCCTCCCTACAGTATTCCCTAGGGTAACATAACAATCCCCACTGACAATTACAGTAGTAGGGATCTTGATGTACGCACCAATAATAGCTACATCCTTAGGGATAAAACAGGTTCTGTAATACACCCCTTCATAAACAAAGTGTTCAATGGGGATTTCAACTTCATTACAGACACAACTCTCCATAGCATGAATTGCGATGTCGCAAAGCATGTTATTCTGCTCAGGAGTTAAGGGTTTCAACTTCATACGCTACTATTCCTTCTAATGTAAAGACCTTCCCAACCACCTGAAATCAGGTTAATAGGCTGGACATTGTCGGAGCAGACAGTAATGACTACTTCATCATTATTGTCTTGAATTGGGAACTTAAACTTACCCGTATAAACCTTGTTTGCCCCAAAGATAGTCGGAGATTCACCAAGGTTCCTACCAGTAAACCTATACTTAAAGTGCTTTTCCTTAAGGTCGTTATCAACCTTGCATTCAAATACACCAGACTTACTATAGTTCAACCAGAAGTACCTAAGCTGTAGCCTACCTTCAATCTCAGAGATAACACCTCCAGTATCCGTATTCCTCTTAATGGCCTGCTTAGAGAGAGTCACGCAGAATTTGTAGGTAAGACCCACAAACACCTCAACACCCCTCATGTCCCCTTGGATCCTAAAGACACCATTGGAATCCCAATCAGCAACCTCAGTAACGTAACCGTCCTTAGTGACAATGAAATACTTATGATCCTTAGTAGACGGGATAGCACCGTAGATATCATTAAGGGACACCTCAGTGTAATCCTCATAGTCACTGTACGTGTTGGACTGAGGAATTGTGTACTTCTTCTTACGATCCATAAAGAGCCTCGTAGGCTCATCAGAGAAGTCAACAGCATTACCTGTCAACAATGCTTTCTCTAGATACAGACCATTCGGAGAGTTAATAAGAAGATAAATCTCTGAGTCAACAAACTCCGCTAGAAGAACTTCAGAATTCTTGTTTGCAAATTCCCACTTGAACCAAGCCTGCTGTTCACTAGTGGCGTTAACAAGAATAAATTTATAACAGTATACGATATTAGGGGTAGTAGCGGAGATAGCCGTAACTACGTTCTCTGTGGTGTTCCCAGAGAGTCTAGTGATGCCCTTAGGAATGTACGTAGGCACATGTGCGGCTACGTCTTCAGCATCCTTAAGGTCAGCCACGTCCTGCAAGGAGTAGTAGCGCATCACAGAACAGTAGTTTACTCGATCATTAACAAAGAAGATCGAAGGGCCAATAGAGATAGGTTGAACATTCGTGTCATAGTCAAAGTTAGTGATCTGGTCACACTTGACACTCTTAGGGGTCATGACGCCATCACTAGACAACACAAACTGACCTTCACGGGAGAACAACATAAGCTCTCTCGCAAAGGGTACAGCATGAGTCAGAATGGCAACCTTATTAGAGGAAACCGAGACATCAATAGGGTCAGTGTCTGCAATAGCCGCAGAGGACTTAAACCAGAAATTAAAGAAGTCGTTGGTTGCACTAAGGATAATGGATTCATCAGCGATGACCCCTAGGCGGTTACGATAGAAAAAGATATCGTTAATCTTCCTGCCAATGAACGAAGGATCAGGGTTAGTGTCTTCATCACCAGAGCCTCTATCAACCCACGGGAGCTTCTTAAAGAGAAAACTTCCATCCTCCTGCCTAACAATAGCATGAGGCATATTCTTAGGGTTGATCTTAGTGGGGATCCTAGGTGCTACAGTTTCCTTCCACACCTTATGTTTGTCGTCCCACTTTACATAGAAGTCATCATCTTCGGAATTCTTTTCCCCAGACACCTGCATGATGTAACCATCAGGCGCAATCGGAGGTAGCTTATTAATAGCCGTAACCTTACCAATGTAGGCAATAGCGTTCTGGTTACCAAAGCCATCCTTAACAAGGACATTAGGAGGATCCCACCCAGACTTAGCTCGGATCGTAATAACAGAGTCACCAACTAGACCTACGTCATAGGAACTCATGCTTGCACTAGACCTAGAGTAACCCATAGACGCTCTACCACCAACCTGATTCAATAGGTCATCATAGGTGCCACCAACGTCAGGGTTGCCCCCATCAGGTTTCTTACCGGTTTTAAGAAGGGCATGCAATGCTCTTGCAATAAAGGCAGTAGTAGTCTGAACAGCCTGCTTAGCTTCACCACCATCAGGGGTAATAACGCCGCACATATACTTACCTTCGACATAAATGGCGTAAGTCTTAGCATACTGGGCATTCTTGATGTACACTAGAGCAGTATCCTTTTTACCCGCTGGGGACTCACCTTCTACAGCGTCTACCACCTTTTCAGTGTTCAAGACAAAGGTGTAGTCAGCAACAGTAACTGCCTTTAGTTTGCCCTTAGGATCACTAGTGGTAATGTACTGTTTTGACTCATTATCTTCAAACGTGCATGTCCTAGGCTCACCATTAAGATCAAAAATCTGATACTCCCCAGAGCCAATCTGGAGAATGTACTTTTCATGTTCGTCTCTATTGATTACATGGTACTTCTTCTTTGTAGCATCAACACGGTCAGACAAACGCTTGATTGCAAGAGTCGGAGGTCTCTTCTGTAGACCCTCAACTTCATTAGGAAACCCATTGACAAGCTCAGTTACCTGATCGGGAAATCTGATGATGTCAGGTTGCTGAGAGACACCACCTTTAAATGAGTGAATGCTTTGAGATACTAGAGGCATGCTTAGCTCCTCTGAGTCTGCTGACTAATGAACTGGTCATCATTGAGGATGTTATAGTTACCATCCGTCAGTTCATAGTCTACAATGTCTGCATAAGCCGCACTCTCCTCTAGCTGAAGATGTGCGTCGATGTCCGCAGAGGTAAGATACCTCATCTGAAAGACTCTACTGGCTCTAACAGTAATATACTTTCTGAAGACCTGAGGAAGCTCCTCAAAGGGAAGTTCCCTGACAAGTTCATCCAGAGTGATGCCTTCAGGGAACTCTAGATTCCCTGAATCAAGATCATAAAAATAGCCTTCTCTGCCCACGAACTTATAGCTAGTAGAGACAACCCTTAGGAAGTCTCTACCATAAGCAACTTTGTTAGTAAAAGAGTCAGGCTTCAAGGTAACACTGGTGAGAGTGTTAAAGCTATAACCCCTAGACTGGATCTCTTGACTGACAGCCTTAAGGATTCTTACAGCATTCAGCACATCCACATTAGCATCATCCTCAAGAGAATTAACAGGGCTAGAGCCTACGGATGACAAAATTTCATTTACTGCATCAAGTTCAGTGCTAGGAGTTACAATCATTATTCTTCCTTGTTGTTATTCTTTTCGACGGTTCTTCGAGGCTTAACAGGCTTTGCAGTTGCACTAAGGAGACCCAGTTCCTGAGCCTCCTCGGGGGTAAGCTGATACCCCCACTTGTGCACCTGACAGAAGTAAGTAGTCTCGTAAGCCTTCTTTACTTCTTCAATGGTCATCTATTAAACCTGAGCTTCCTTGACAAAGATACCAACGGCTTCAGGACGAAGACCACCGTGACCCATCGCGTACTTGGCAATGATCTGGTCAGCCTGATATTCGGCTCGACGAGCACGTTCCATAGCGAGATCCTTGAGCTTCACCGTACCAACAGCGGAACGATGGAAGACAATACCCTGAAGACCCGCAGTCTTGATATTCGTATTAAGAGCATGCTTACCATCAATACCATCATTCAGGAGGTGCGGAACTTCAATGACTTCAAAGCCACAAATCGTCTGGAGCTTGCCCGTGTTCGGATCAAAGAGGGCATGATAGTTAGCCGCATCAGGCATAAGAGCCTTCATGACAGCAGAGTAGCCTTCAGGCGTGAGAAGGCAATAGCGGTCACCCTGCGGGACGTAGTTCTTCGTCATCTGGGCACGAGCCGCAAGGAGACCCTCAAGGATCTTATTGCCATACGTAGCTTCCTGCGTAACATCAAGACCCGTAACAAACTCAAAGGCCTTACCCGTACCGAGAACCTTGTCGGCACCCGTACCATTGTCGGGAATATTGCCATCCTTGAACGTAGCGTCCTTAGCGGCCTCATTGGCAAGCTCATTGATAATAGCACAGTCAGCGCCCATAGCGAGAGCTTCACCAAGCTGACGGGAATACTCAACTCGAACGTCGTAATGGTTCATCGCATCGTCGATATCCGTGATAAGGCAGTCAGCCGTAAGGAGACCGTCAATGGCGATGACACGTTCATTGTGTTCCATCTTCTTACGCTGGTCATCAAGGGAGTTACCCGGAGCAAGATACTTAGCACGGGTACGACCCATCACAGCGAACGAAGCGGACTTACCATGAGAGATAGTACGCACCTGATGACGAGACATCATAACGGAGGTGCGAGCAAAAGCAGTCAGAACTTCACCCGTGAAGACCTTCATAAAGAGTGCATCACGATCGCCCGCAGATAGAGCCTGACCAGGATTGGAAATACCAGTAGCAGCCATTTTTAATTATTTTCCTTTTAAAATATATAAGATTTGTTGTTATAGATAAAATTAAACACTAGTGGCCCACATTCTCTGTTCGACCTGTCGGGTGTATTCAGGATCCCTGCCATAGCGCTTATCGCTCATAGCCTCGATCACTTCAGATTTGTTTGCAAACCCCTTAGGACGATTCACAGGAGCGGCCGTACCGCCATGAATAGACTTATTAGCGGTACCCATCTTGGAAGTCATCTTAGACTTCATGCCTTCAAGCATGAGGGAGACAGCTTCCAGATTATTGTTGTCGATTGCCCTGTTAAAGGAGTCAATCGTCTTCTGAGGGAGATTCTTGGATGCCCAATCGACAATACGATTGTACTCCTTAGTACCCCCTACGGAATCATAAACAGCTTCAGTGAAGCGAGATTCAAGAGCCTTTCGACTCTCAATGAAACCCTCGATAACCTCAGAAGGATAACCTGCCTTCTCAAGTTCAGCAACGGTCTCATCGGAGAGCTTGCCATGCTCCTGATATTCTCGGACAGCCTTATTGAAGTCAACACCCTTTTCCTTAAGGGAGGTCTTCACGGCATCAATAGCCTTTTCGTGCTTGTCTACTTCTTCTTGAAGATTCTCTTGATCTTCATTTCGATCATGAACAGCCACATCATCAGCGTGGCCTTCAGTTCCATTAGCTTGTTCTTCATTATGTTCTTCCCCCGACTTTTCGTTCTGAAGAAGGGGGTCTCCAATATCAGGGTCAACCTCAACCTGAGTCGTAGAAGACTCCATGATCTCGATTCCCTGTGCTTCAGCCTCCTCAGTAAGAGACTGAGGTTCATTAAAGTCAGTCATTAGTTATCCTTTAGTTATTCAGGTGCCTGCTGTGCTTCATTGACAGCCATCTGTGCACCTGCGTCAATACCCTGTTGCTTGGCATACTGTTCCATAGCGGCCTGTTGTTCTGCCTGAAGTTCCTCAGGAGTCTTCACTAGACCCGTAGCATCAATATGAGCCGCCGCAAAAATCCTAGTAGCAAGATTACCAACGTTGAGAGCCTGTAGAAACTCAGGGAACTGTTGCATCAACTGCAAAGCCTGAGCTAGATTATTAAGATCCTGTCCTCTACCAAGGGCGTCAATACCCGTGATGATGGAGGGCTCAATCTCTGCAATACTCTCGTCAACCACAGGGAGCAAACCCTGAGATTGCATCTGATTGTAGACACAGGCAACAAGAGGAAGCTGTAGCTCCTGAGACAGGAGAGAATAGACACCACCTAGGGTATCCTCAAGTTCACCTGCAACATACCTAATCTCTTCTGCGGTAACTCTGTCTCTACCCACAGCACCACTCTGTACTGCAGAGTTAAGAAGGAACGCATAAGACAAACGAGACTCAATCTGTTGAGCAGTAGTGAGTACCGTCTGCATGTCCATGCTCTTATTGAGTTGCATGGGAACAACGTCCTCCATACGACCTCTAACAAAAGCACCGTTCGCCGCCTTAGCCAAAGCCCTGATGTTAGTCTGACAAGCAGGAGACACGAGATAGAGAACCTTAGAGGCAATCATGGAGATATCCACAATGCTCTTAGAGAGATTCTCAAGGGAGATAAGGTCTCCAAGGTAGTCCTCAACAAAGGATCTACCGTAGTGTTCCCCGTCCTTCTTATTGAATCTAAGGGGAATCCAAGGGCTCTTGTTTGCAGGATAAGTCTGCTCACTACCTGCGACAGGTTCACCTTCAATCTCCTGATAGGATTCCCATTGATAGGTATCTCCACTAGCCACACGGTAAATGTGAGTATAGATGTCTACCTTTTCGTTGATAGTCGGTTCACCAGAATCAGGGAGAACAGACTGCATGGAATCAGGAAGACTCCCACGGGAAACAGTATCCTTAGCAACAATCTGAAGGACATTGCCGATAGTGTCTCTCTGAACAGCGTACTCACGAAGAGTATAGCACCTCATACCACCTTCAGCAGGAGGCAGGAACAGAAGTGCATTGCCTGCAATGATAAGTTGCTTAATAGCTTCAAACAGAGTCGGTCTAAGAGACTGAGACTCCATGTACTTAATCATCTGTTGTTCCATCATTGACAAACCGTATTCGATATTGTCCTTCAGCTGGTCGTCAGCAGACTCATTAAGAGCTACAGTCGACTCCGCGTCCAACCCCAGTCTAAAGAAAGGTTGATTAGGAGGCAACAGAGAAAGAAGAAGCTTAGAGGCAAGATTATTAAGACCCCTAGCACCCACAGAATTGTAAGGAGTGGAATAGTTAGTACCACCATCATCAGACTCCTTAGGAAAGAGCATAGGGATCGTGTAGGTTGCGCACTTCTCTGCTCTCTGCGTGTACGGGTCTCTGTCTGTCGTGAGTTTGTCATAAGTTGTCTTAGCTCCTTCAAGAGGGATATTTCCTGCGGTATGTTCACTAGTTGCCATTCCAACCGTCCCACCCATCATTCAATGATTGATTACCAACCATCATAACCCTCCATGTTAGACAAGGTTACGGCCTGCACCTGCAGACACATCAGCATTCCCTGCTTTCTTAATTCTAAGACCCTTCTTACCCTTACGAAGCTGAACCTTTTCGGTTTCTTCCTTCTTCTCAGCTTCACCCTCAGGGTTCGTAAGCTCAAGCTCAGGAGCAGGCGTAGGAGCCTCAGGGGCACTCTGACCACCGTTGCCTCTACCAGTCACCTTATGGACAACCTTCTTAAAGGCCTTCTTAACACCACTAAAAAGTCCCATTAAATTTCCTTATAAAAAGTTTTGTATGAAGAGTAACCCAAGTGTTTCTCATAGGTGTTCTCCAACATCTTGTTGTTGAGCGTGTTGGCGTTAGAGAAGGCCAGTAGTCTTACGTTAGTACATGCCCTATTTTCTAGAGCATAAGCCATTGCTCTAGACAAACCAAGACCCTTTTGGAAAGCTACAGTGCACTCTTCATTTAAAAATGTTACTCCCTCAGGTGCATACCAAGGTCTCCCCCTAGACACTAGGGATGCACCCGAGAGAGCATTTTCTTTGTTATAGAAAACAAGGACGATGAAGTCTTCAAATTCACCACTAATGACACCCTTAAGAAACTTACGCACTACCTTTACGTCAGCATATTTCTTAATGAAAGGGAGGGAGTCAGGGTCATCTTTGATGATCTTCGCACCCTTGTCGATGATCTGTTCTAGGATGTCACCATCATTAGGTTGCAAGACACCAATCCTAGACACGTTACTTAGGGATGTTAGTCCCTCTGCCAGAACCCACATAGTCAATCCTCAGGGCCTTCTTGCCCTTGTTCTTCTTGTGTTCCGCAGTTTCTTCAGCACCCATTTCAGGAGCCTCAGGTTCGAGTACAGGTTGCTCAATGGCAGGGGCCTGAACCTTAACCTCAGGAGCCTTAGGTTTACTAAAGAGTCCACCCATCAGTTATCTCCATTCTGTTTGTCGTGTTTATTTCTAAGGTAGGTAACAACCTGTTGAATACCTAGAAGAGTCTCATTACTCTTTTCATACCAAATCATCTTTCGAATATCAAAGATATCCTCAAGTCTCTCAATGAGATCCTTAGGAACATAAGGAAACTCTTCTTCTTCAACAACGTTGTTTTCTTCTTTGTTCATGTCTTCCTCCTACCTAGGACTATTGATTTAATTAAAAATAGCCCTAGTGGTATTAGTATTGATTAAAAGGGGTTGTACTTCTTGGGCAAACCCTCAGATTTACCTAAAGGGTAATCTTCATAGTGCAAGATTCTAGCCATAGTTGCCTCTCTAATGGCATCCTCTTCAGTAAGACCCTGAGACTTGAATGCTTTCAAGACCTCAGACCACCATTCAGAATCAGGGTGCCCATTAAGGAGCTTATTGGCTTTTACAGGGCCATAAGTGGGACACCCCTTATAGCCGTCTGTAACGTCCCCTACTAGGGTCTGATAACACAACCATTTCTTGGAGTCCTTCTCAGTAATGTTATGAAAGACATCATTACCGAAATCATAGAAGTAACCGGGGATTGTCTTGAAATCCTTGTCCATAGATACTGCGACACAAATATCTTTATAGACAGGACTAGTGCAGTAGATACCCACAACATCATCAGCTTCAAGATACTTGACTGTATGAGAAATGTAGGTTTCTTTAATCTTGTCTACAAGACCTTTGTAACAACAAGGTTTACGATTAGATCGCCTATTGGACTTATAGTCAGGATTGTAGTTTTTCCTAAAGTTATCCTCATCTGAGAAACAGAATACATAGGTAATCTCTTCACCAACAAAATGCTTATTCAACTTCTCATCAATAGCAATAAGCATGTCGGTAAAGTAATCCCATGCGTCATCTACTTCAGCATGACAAGTCCAAAGACCATCACCCCAGTCGATATCCTTCTGGACAGCAGAGGACGCCTTAAAAGCTAGGATATCACCGTCTACAAAAGCATATCTCATTATTCACAAGCCTTAAGAATAGCGTATGCCTTACAAGTGAGCCTCCAATAATTAGTGGCTTCATTATAGTAATTAATGGCCGTAATATGCCCCCTAGATGCCGCCTCAGCAATCAGCTTGGCATTCTCACGACAGAAGTCCGCCTGAAGTTTCGGATTGTTCTGATCAATATACTTAAGAAAACTAAGATACTTATTCATTTTCTTTCTGAGATCCCTCATAGTAAACACTCTCTTCTTCCCAATCAACTTCATAGCCAAGACGTTCAAGAATCTCGTAAAAGATTTCTTTGTCAGTCCAGTCTTCATAGAGTTTACAGGGATTTGGGATGTGCATAAACAGCAGTTTACCATTCAATCGAACTTCGGCACCACCTGCAGTCCCAAAAACAGGATCCGTCTTATAGAGCCACTTGATGTCAACAACGCTCTTTTTGTTGGTCTTACACAAAGCCATTACCTCCTTAGATTCATTCTTCTTAAGAACCCTTTCAATCTCTTCTACGGTCATAGGTCTACGAATCATAAGCTACTCCTTAGTGACAATCGAACCAGTTGGCACCAATCTTGCCTTCGGTGTCCAACTGGCAGTTAAACTTAAAGAACTCCTGAGTATGTCTCATGGATTCCTGTGCAATCCTTACGCAGTCCTCTGCGATTTCCCTTGTGCGACAGGCGATTTGGGTCTCATCATGCACCCACGCCATCATGGCAAAGTCTCCATCCCAACCATGCTTATAGCCTGCTTTACGCATATTCTCCTCAACAAGGCACACCCACTTCTTACAAATAAGGGCACCCGCAGACTGCAGGATAGTGTTCAGAGCCGAGTGAGGGCTTCGCACATAAACAAGGCGGCGATCAAGCCCAAGAATATGATGAGAAATATTAAGAGTAGGGCAATCAGGGTGGACACGCTTCTTCCATTTTACTTTTTGAGTGTTACCAATCCATTCAGAGGACTCCACAAGAGCCTTATCAATGGAACTACAGAGCTTCTTGTATGCAGGGACAGCCTTAAAGAATCTTTCCTTAAGGGCTTTGCCATCCTTAGCAGTTCCATTGATGACAGCCCCAAGTTTACCGTCACCACCACCATAGAGCATGCAGTAGATCATGGTCTTCGCTTGGTCTCTCGTAGGAAGTCCTGCCATCTTCTGATTATGGGTGTGAATGTCGCCCTCAAGGATTTCCTTTATATAAGCACCGTTGTCAAAAGGAAACAGGAAAGACCCAAAGCACCGAAGTTCCAAACCAGAAGCGTCGATGCCTGCCTCAAACCAGCCTTTAGGAACTGTGAACAAAGACCTGCACTCCTTACCGTATGGAGACCTTCCTGCAGGAACTTGTGCAACATTAGGATATGAATGTGTTGCACGACCAGTAACAGCACCATTAGGATTAACAGAACCGTGAATACGGTAGTACCCATCTTCATCTTCCTTCATAAGTTTAAGCCAAGCGTTGTCACCCTCAGCAAGCTGTGCGATACGCTTGTTAATCAGCAGGTACTCAAGGATCTTAGGTGTCAGAGGGATACCCATAGCAGACTGCAGGGTGTCTTCATCAACCTTAGGGGCACCAGTAGGTGTAACCTCAGTAGGCTCCCAACCTCTTTCCATAAGCACCTTAGCGATATGACTACGAGAGTTAGGGTTAAAGGTAACCTCCTCATACTGAGGATAAGGAACACCTGCTTTAATTCCTTTCTTAGCGTTATCTCGCTTGTAGATCTTGTCTCCCTTGTAGACAGTCCAAGAGCCTACCTCAGAGACAAGGCTTTCATAGATCTCCTGTCTCTTTGCAGAGAGTTCAGCATAGAGCTTTACTGCCGCATCTTTATCAAAGACAAACCCATTACGTTCCTGCTTAGCCATGACCCAAGCAATGTCATGCTCAAGCTGAATGGCCTTCAAAGGGTAACCCTTAGCCATCAGCTTATGGAACAACTTAAGGGTAACCACAACGTCCTGTTTGTTGTACTCATACATTTCAGGAGTGAACTTGTCCCATGCGTCCTCTTGTTCACCATAGGTGCCCTTCAGTTCACCCATACGGTAACCATAAGCCTTCAAGCTGTGGGAACCATAGAGAGCCTTAGGGAGCCTACCAGAACGCATAAGACCAACGTCAGTGTCCTTGATGTTCGCATAGATCAAACGAGCAAGTACAAGAGTGTCAATACAGACATCTCGAACATCAAATGCAAACCTCTCCCCCTTGAGCTTCTTAAGAGCAGGGATGTCGAATTTGCAGATGTTGTGACCAACGATATTGTAGCCACTAGTACCATACTTATTCAGGGCATCGAAGAACTCATCAAGATCAGTGTAACCAGTGTACAAATCAGTGTAGGAGTCATACAACCAACCACACCAAAACCTCTTGGTCGTATCAAGCAACCCATCAGTTTCAATATCGAATACAATAAATTTGTCTTTAATTGTCAGCATTTTCTATTCCTTAAATAGCCTTGCTTATTTCTTAAATAGCTTTGCTAAAAAGATCCTACAGGAACACCATAAGGGAAGCTACTGTAATAGAGAGCACCCACATTGCAATCACGTAGATCTTGAATACCAGACAGCTGAGGTCTCTGTACTCATCAGAATACTCATGCTCAGAGGCTAGAAGCACAGGCGCTATAGGAAGTAACAGGATAATCCAAAAGCATGAGAGAGCACGATCCGTAAGAGACATGTCCTTGTCGTAATACCAGAAAGTAAGTGGGTAAATAAACTCTTTAAAACTCATTTTCTTTATCCTCAAAGGGACACTCAGTGTCTGCCTCATAGTCAGAGAGCCTACCAGTGTCCTGATCGTAGTAAAGGTAACCACTGATACCAGTGTCACCACTAAAGCGATTCTTAAGGACTCTGAGAGTCAACACATTAGGATTGTCACCCTGTTGGTTTCTCTCAAGACCAATCACCATGTCAGAGAGCTGTGCAATAGCTCCAGACCCTCTAAGTTGACTCAAGGACACCTGTGCACCCTCTTCATGTCCCTTCTTCTCAGGACGCTTAAGATGAGACACTACAAACATGGTAGCTCCAGTCTCTTCCACGAGGGAACGAAGGTTAGTCATGAGTTTGTCAATAGCCTTACGTTCACCACCATCCTCATCAGTGTCCATACCAGAGACCACAATGGAGATATGGTCAAGGAAGATACGCTTACAACCGAGGGACACAATCATATACCTGAGCTTACTAAGCAGATTGCCTGAATCAAGAGACCCAAAGTGGTCGTACAGGAAGAAATTCCCGTTTCCAATAGTCTCCGCAAAAGCTCGGCTTCGTTCATCTTCATCTGTACCCTCAGGGTCGAGTATGAGTCGCTTGTTAAGATGAATCGACATGAGTTCCATCCCAGTTTTGCGAGTAGATTCTTCAAGAGCAACAATTCCGCATAGTTCTCCCCTGTGAACACCAAAGTAGTATTCGAGTTCTCTGAGTATTGTGGACTTTCCCATACCACTTCCACTTGTGAAGACATACAGTTCACCATGTCTAGCTCCTTTAGTTTTGTTCTGAAGAGCAACCCAAGGGTACTCCACAGAATCCTTAAGGTCATCAATGTCGGTTACGCACTTCTCATACAAGTCCGTACCAGCAACAATCCCATCAGGTCTATAAGGCTTGGCATTCCAAACAGCCTGAATAACATCACTGCCTTTGCCCTCAAGTAGGCACTCATTGGGATCTTTCAAAGGAAGGTTAGCAATGAACGCCTTACCTGCAGGCAACACCTTGGCACACTCTTCACAAGCCTTACGACCAGGTTCATCCATGTCAAACATGAGAACCACTTCTTCAAACTTGTCAAGGTACTCAAGGTTATCTTCAATAGCCTTCTTAGCCGCTTGAGCCCCATTAGGGATGCTCACAACAGGCCACTTGTTAGACTGAAGCTGACTCACAGTAAGGCAGTCAATCTCGCCCTCGGTGATCACAATCTTCTTACCAGAAGACCACAACTGAGAACCAAAGAGTCGATTAGAGATCTTGCCAAGGACTGCAAAAGTCTTATCAGGAAACCTAAGTTTCTGACCTACGATGTTACCGTTGTCATCATAGTAGTTGGCTACTTGACAGGGAGTTCCCTTGTAGTAACCCACCATATACTTGAACTTAGAACAGGTGTCCTGACTGATCTTCCTTGCAGTCAGGTAAGACACATCAAGATCATCAAGAGGAATACATTCCTTACACATAGCACTCTCCTTTTTCTTCTGGATTACTTCCCCATCAGCTCTAAAATACGAATTACAAGAAAAACAATACCTATGGCCATCACTAAAGACTCCACAGGCGTCAGAGGAGCCACACTTAGGACAAGGTTCATGATAAAGAAACGTACCCTCTTGATTCATCTTTTAATAACCCAATTTAAAACGAAGGCTCTCCCAACCGTACAGGTTTCTATGGTACCGCATGTCTCCTGCCCAAATACAGGGGTGCTCCATGGGTGACATATGACCTGCGTCAAGGAGCCTTCGTGCCAGCTTCTTGTCCTTGCGTTCGTCAGGACAAGAGCCGTCATGGTTGTTGTAAGACACTCTCGCACAGCGTGCAGAGGAAATAAGCATGAGATCGTTAATGACGACTTCAGAAGAACTAAACGATTCCATGCAGTGTCTGTCTACTTCCTCTTGGGTGATAAAGGGAAGACTAACATACTTCCCACAAATATGGTAGACACTAATGATAGTATTGCCTACCTTGTCCATCTCACCCTTAATGGCCCTTGCAAGATCCTGCATCTCAGGCTGTGCATCACTGGCAAGCCTAAGATGCAGGAAGTTCTCCCATTCAGTAGCAGTAACAATCACGTTAATGTACTGGAAGGGTTCAAGGATTCTATTGACGTGTTGCTTATGGACACCAAGAGCAACCATGGATTCCGCAACAGCTACTGCATTGTCTACAGCTTTAAGCCATAGATCCTTAAAAGACTCATAGGTATCCTCAGAAGCCTCAACAGTACCAACCATGCCAGATTGATTCATGTATACGTGAGAAGGGATAAAGGGGTCATTGCGCACCTGTTGGATAACCTTAGCTACAGGGATTGCACGGGAACTACTAGCATTTCGACTGAAGACCCTGTGAGTCATGAATTCACTATGGATCATCCTAGGATACCTAAGGACGAACGTATAGAGATTATCCTGATGGCAGATGCAAAGGGCTTCACTAGATCCAACTTTAGTAGTCATTATCTTCCTCATCATAGTCGTCGTCTTCATCCTCGTCGTCTTCTTCATCAAGGGACTCAAGATATTCCTGGTACTCGTCTTCCCAACGAGCTTCCCAATCAGATTCCATTCGATCAAGTTCCTTCTGAGTCTGCATAATTGCCTCTCTTTTAAAAAAATAAATGGTACCCTAGGAGGGAATCGAACCCTCACGAGCCTTGCTTCTCCACTGATTCTAATTCAGTTGCGTATACCATTTCGCCACTAGGGTATTTTTCTGTGGGGTAACCGTTGCCCCTTCGGATCTATTTCGGTAGACATCCTATTCGGGAGCTACCCGACCTCCTAAGAGCCGCAGGACTTCCTCACTTCTCCTATGATGAGAGGAGTACAATCAAACAGCGTATTTGGTCTCTCCTACAGGATTCGAACCTGTGACCGTATGCTTAGAAGGCATATGCTCTATCCAACTGAGCTAAGGAGAGTTTTGTTCTTTGTGAATGTTGATTATTGCTTCAAGTCGTCTATTGGTGTCTCTGAGTATCTTAACACCTTCCCCGTGTAGTTCTGCACCTTCTGACAGTAGGTTTCTACACTGGATGATTGACTCTGCATAAGCTCTATCGGTATGTTGCATGATGGCTTTGTTTCCTGCATTGATGTTGTACTGCAGGCGGTTAATCCGCTTATCAATAGCAGATTGCACAGCATCAGCGGTAGCCATGTCTTTAAGAAGTAAGTTAATCGTCGCATCCTTTCTTTCCTGTAGAGACTTTAGTTCCGTTAAGTGAGTCCGTTGTTCCTCTAGGAGAATCTCTTGATTTCTTTTTTCCTCAATAGATTCACCTAGAGCCAGTCCTAGAATGAATGCAAGGATAACCATAAGAGCTTTCACATACTGCATACTCTCTCCCTAGGAGTATTGATTTTATTCAATACGGACAACATCCCCTTCTTCAGGGTCTCCATTAAAGTCCTTAAAGACACCCTTGGAGAAGACTACCTTACTCCAGAACGCCTCAGTATTTTCATACCTAGCAAACTTAGCGCCCTTATACCATCCCTTAACATCAAAGCAAGGGCAGTCTTTGTTGACGCCTGCAAAATCTCTGTGACCAAGCACAACGACTTCATCTTTATAGTAACCTCTAAGGTAATCCAGTAGACACTTAAGAGACTCCTTCTGCTCCTCTGTAAAGTTGTCTACAGACTTGCCCTTAGCATCCACACCACCAATGAGGCAGATACCAACAGAACAGCTGTTGTAACCCTTTACATGGGAACCAATGGCCTCTAGGGGCCTGCCTCTCTGGATGGTACCGTCAGTAAGAATTACAAAATGATAACCGATACCCAACCACCCCTGCTGTCTGTGCATCTGGTCAATGGTTTTCCACGTAAAAGATGGCACATTCTGAGTGGCAGAGCAGTGAACGACAAGATATTTAGTAGTCTCTCTATTCTTATAAGAGACAAAAGATTTATGCTCCTCAATCTTTGGAGCCTTGAAAGAAACCATATTTTAATTAACCTTTATTAAGAAGAATCCCTTCAGGGATTACCTTGGGATCCTCTTTAATCCATTCAAGGGGGATTGTTTTGTCGGAATATTTGATCCCATTCTTTTCACAAAAGGACGCATAAGTTGTTTTGCTTCCTTTGTAAATAGGGGTTTTGGATCTGCTAAAGACAAAGCGAATGTCCAACTCGGGGTGTTGAGCCTTAATTAAAATATGTTTCTTCCTATCTTCAGAATCCCATACACCTTTAGTTTCTATGAGAATCCCATTAGGCAAAACGAAGTCAGGAGTATATTTGTGCTTACTTTCGGGCACAATATACTCCAAATACTTCTCCTCATAATGAGGCTCAATACCGAAGGCCCTGAGGGAGTCTGAGACTTTCTCCTCAAGACCACTTCGGTAAGTTCCCCTGTTGTGCATCCTCTTTTTACTATAGGCCGCACTACGGGTAGTCATTTATTACTCTTCATGCTCCTTAAGCAGGTTTCTACGAGAGGGGAGCATAACCCTACATCCTTCAT